GAACAAATTAAAAATGCAACCCCAGTAAAACCGCCGGAAGCACAAACTAAACAATCTCCAGCAGCAACACCAGCAGGAACAACGACTACAACACCATCGGGAGCACAAACTAAACAACCACCAGCAGCAACACCATCATCAGGTGCACCTAAAACAGGTCCCGCATTGAAAACACAATCGGAATCGTACGATCAATCTAAAAGACCGACACCACCACCTTCAACAGCTTCTCCTCCTGTAGGAGAAAGTGGAAAGGGTGGCGGTGCCACAACAGGTGCTAAATCTCCAACAGACATGGGCGATCCAGGAAATGTTGAACCGCCCAATGCCGCTGAAAGATTTAAAGAGTTGTTTAAGTCATTTTTTGATTATAGCAAGATACCCACTTAAGATTGAAAAATCTTATCGACTGAGCTTTTGGAAAAACTTCAAATCGGTATCGTCTTCATCATCGTCATTCGATGATGCCATTTGACGAGTCGGCTTGGAATTATTCCAAGGAGCATCTTCATCCTCATCGTCAGAAGAAGTCCTCTGAGCCGCTGCCATTCTAGATGCTTGTGGAGTAGGCTTTCCGTTGTCATTCAATCCAAGAACACGATTCAATTTTGCCTTCAATTCATCATAAGACTTGAAATTGGAAGGAGCAAGGAAAGCTTGCAATGAATGTTCTTGCTTCCAAATAGCTTCCATTTGTTCATCGTCATCGAACAGAGGCGAAGGATTTGCAAATTCTGACTTATCATAATTGCGATATCCTTCTACATTTCGAATCTTAAGTTTAAATGTAGCACCAGTCCAAAGATCGAATGGATTCATAGGATCTTCATCAGCAAATTGTGGATTCATTGCTTCATTCAACTTATCGTAAATCTTCTTTCCAAACTTGTAAAGCCGAACTGTTCCATTGTTTTGAGGATTTGCTTGATCTTGAATGATATAAATGTTTGAAATGAAATTGAGTTTACGCTTTTGATCGCGAGCTTGCTTACGTGTGGGAGAATTATCATCGTCCGACATGTTCCAAAGCTTCGAATTCAATTCCCCACAAGGATCAGGCTTATTGATCGTTGTAAGAGAATTTTCGATATACCAAAGACCAGTAGGTCCCTTGAATCCATGTTCCCAAACACGAACAAACGGAACTTCTTCATCTCCAGGCGCAGGCAAAAAACGAATGGACGCAAATCCATTCCCAGCCTTATCTACATCCGGATACCAAAAACGTTCGTCGCGACCTGTTTCTTGATTTGTATTGAGCTTCGCCAATTCAGCAGTCAATTGGCCAAGCGAACTAGAACCAGAGTTCTTTTTAAGCGCAGAAAAATCCATTTTATACTCCTGTATATTAGTATATGATTGTATAATTAGTATGTGATTGTATAATTAGTATTTGGATCATCGATCCAAATATATTTATAATGAGATTGAATGGTGGGAGTGGTAAGAGTCGAACTTACAATGTTTACCATATAGGACGCGATTTACAGTCGCGGGATGCACACGCCATAGCATCAACACTCCCTCAATAATTCCAATATATCGTATATTTTGTATATGTCAACATCAATTTTGATATATACCATAGAAAATGATGTATTTAACCTCTACAATATTGAATAAATCTTCAGTTAAGATTTCAGAAACATAATTTTGAATATGCAAGCAAATTAGATCATTGAGTCTATCAATGAAATAATCGCAATTATCGATATTGCATTTTACGGATTTTGGTTTTTTCATAATGGCTGTATTTCACCCAATTCTTCTAATCGTTCTCTTTCTAGCAAATATTCTTTCACTATATCGCCGCGAACAATATCTTTACTAGTAAATTCAATTGTATTGAAAGAATTCATATTTCTTATTACTTTAAAAAAATCGCCGAATCCTGATTCTTCTTTTCTTGGATTCAAATCGTTCTGTTTAACATCTCCAGCTATAATTACTCTGCATTTTTTTTCCAATGCGAGTAAAAACAGAATATGCCTATGTATGCCCTTTGAATTATTTGCAATTAAACTTTAATGAAATTGTTCGCTTGATATTTGACATCGAAAATTCAAATCCATCCGATCAACTAATCATGTGTGGTAATGGTGGCATATTTAGGGCTCACGTAAATTATCTTCGAAATCTAAATTTTGATTATGTTGGTAATTCCTTGAATTATTTCCTGAATAAAAT